GATGGGTTGGCCACGATGGCTGGATTTGGAGGAACGAGCACGGTTTTTTCAGCTTCATTCAAGCCTGTGACTGATGGACAAGATTATGACCTTCAAGATATAGTCGAGAAAGCATCTTCTTCCGGCTCAGATGACGGGGGTGGCTCCGTGCCATACAGCGGCAAGGTAGGGAGCAAGAGAATATACGTCACACAGGTATACTTTAGGTCTCCACGCGCTATGTGGCGATTTTACGGGTATTATGGCGGTGTCGGTGTTGTCGGAAACTATTCAACGTATGGACAGTTTGCGGATGACTCCACTTTTGAGATCATCCCGACATGGCAGAATAAAATGCAGGCTATAATGTATGAGGATTCAATTTATACAAGAACGTCTCATTATGCGTATGAATTAAAAAATAATAAGCTTAGACTATTTCCTACCCCGAGTTATTGGGGATTTGACGAACAAGATCGAATATGGTTTAAGTTTTATATTGAAACAGACTCAATTGCAGATGATAGCGGGTATGAAGATGGTGTCACTGGAGTGAACAACATGAATACGCTGCCATATGATAATGTACCCTATGCAAATATTAATTCAATAGGAAAACAGTGGATTAGAAAATATTGTTTGGCTTTGTGTAAAGAGATGTTAGGTCAGGTCAGAGGTAAATTTGCTCAAATACCAATTCCCGGTGAAAGCGTTACTTTAAATCATTCCGAGCTTTTATCACAAGCAAAGGAAGAACAGCAGCAACTTAAAGATAAGTTAATGGAAACGCTCAAAGAGATGGAATATTCCGAACTGGTCAAGAAAGATAGCGAAAAGGCAGAGGCAGCAGCTACCACATTTAGCAAATCACCGTTGCCGATATTTGTGGGGTAAATAGATGGGAAATGAATGGAAAAGACCCGAACAACCACCCCCGCCACTTTTCTTAGGTAAGAAAGAGCGCGATCTTGTCAAGCAAGTTAATGATGAGCTTATCGAGAAGGTCATCGGCCAACAAGTTCTTTATTATTCTATTGATATGGAAAGAACCAATTTTCACGATCTTTATGGGGAAGCGGTCGAAAAGACATATTTGCCGCCAGTTAGGGTTTATGCGCTGGTGGAGTGGAAGACAGAAGCAACAGATTATTTAGAAAGCGCTGGCGTTGATCGACAGTGGGAAATTTTGGTTCACTTTCATCGAAGAAGATTAACCGAAGACCAGGATCTGTTTGTCCGTGAAGGAGATTTTATTTTATATAACAATCATTATTATGAGATAGTTAACACAGGTGAGCCAAAACTATTGTTTGGGCAGGCTAGCCACGAATTTGAGATCGCGGCCACCTGTAAGAGAGCAAGAAAGGGGCTATTCGATGCTACCTGATAATTTTAATTTCGCGATGTTGCCAGATTTACCGTTAACTGGAGCTATAGGGCTACAGGAAATTGGAATGCTGGCATCTACGTTGGAAAACATTGATTATGCGATTGTTTCGTGGATGAAAGAAGATTTAAAGCTCTCTACTAAAACAAACGAGGGGTATATTAGTGTGCCAGTATTGTGGCAAACTCCCGAACGAGCTTTTCAGTTAAAAAATAAAAAAGAATTGCGCGATGAAGCGGGGGCTCTTAAATTGCCCTTGACCAGCATAGAAAGAGTCGGAGTCGTTAAAGATCCGACCAGAAAAGGAGCATTTCAGGCACATCTATATTCAGGAGATGGAGACGGCCGTACAGGTCGTATGGTGATCGCCAAAAGGATTGTAGAAGATAAAACTCGCAATTTTGCAGTTGCGGATTCAATGAGAATGCTACCAAAAGAAAAAGAACATCAAAAATATTTTCCGCGCACTAATAAGAAGATTGTGATTCAGACATTATCGGTCCCGATCCCAGTGTACATTAATATAGATTATAAAATTGTGATCAAAACGGAATATCAACAACAAATGAACGAACTTCTCGCGCCATTTATAAGCAGAACGGGCCAGATCAACGCATTTACGATAAAAAGGAATGGCCACCTATACGAAGCCTTCATACAGCAGGATTTTTCACACAACAACAATATGTCGAACTTAGCAGATGAAGCTAGGATGTTTTCTACTGATATAACAATAAAAGTATTAGGATATTTAATCGGTGAAGGCGAAAATGATGAGCGCCCTCTTGTTAAAATCGAGGAAAACACTGTTGAAATAACGTTTCCGAGGGAAACAGTGCCACTTCCGGGTGATCCGGCCTTAATCGAAGATTAGTTCCTGAACTGAAGCTAAAATTATTTATTCTCTTCAAGACTTTTGAAGTTGCATAAACTATTTATTGATGATTGTCCACCAATTAATACTACATTACTAAAGAGGAACCTAATACGATGTCAGTAAAGAACTTTAAGTTTGTATCTCCCGGAGTGTTTATCAATGAGATTGACAACTCCTTTCTGCCCACGCAACCAGATGCCATCGGACCTGTTGTTGTCGGCCGCTCGCGCAAAGGAATGGCAATGCAGCCAATTAAGATTGAATCCTACAGCGATTTTGTCGAGATGTTTGGCGAAACAGCACCAGGAATGGCCGGCGGCGATATTTACCGCAACGGAAACTATCAATCACCGATGTACGGCACCTATGCCGCCAAAGCGTTCTTACAGTCGAATGCTGCTCCTCTTACATACGTTCGCCTTTTGGGACAGCAGATTTCAACAAATGATGGCACCAGCGCTGCTCTTGCAGGCTGGAAGACCGATAATGAAGTTACAGGCACTGTGGCCACCAGCGCCGGCGGCGCATATGCGATGTTCTTGTTCGAATCAGGCTCAGGGGGGCCTGCCGCAACATCAACATTTACATTTGCCGCAACGCCCTCAACAAACGACGGAACGCTAGCGATTATTGATACTCTCGGCACTACTGTAACCTATACGGCTAAAAACGATTATACTGCAGCGGCCTCGAGTCAGGAATATAACCTTGGAGCCAACGCCGCCGCAGCCGCAGCAAACATTGTTGGCTTGATAAACAGTTCAGATGGACACAACGGAACAATCACAGCTGCAGTAGATAGCGACGACACTGCAAAAGTCAATCTTACACAGGTCATGGGTGGCAGTGATGGAAACACCACAATCACCAGCGGCGGGAGTATGGACTCAAACACCACCGTTAACGCCAGTGCATTCACTGGTGGTACCGGTATTGACGTTCTTGGTAATCTAGGGACAGGCTCATGTGCTGCAATATGGTATCTACAAAATGGAACAATTCAACTAAGTGGGACCCTTTGGGGCACAAACAACGTCACCGCCTCTGCTGGAGCCTACATCTCCTCAGAAGATTCTAGTGGAAACTATGTGCTGCAGATTAGCGGCACCGCGCAGGGCGCAGAAACGTTTAAGTTCAATTTTAACGATAATTCTCAAGACTTTATTCGCAATCAGTTTAGCACAAATCCGCAGCTTAAGGGTACCTCTGCCGCTTTTTATCCCACTTCGGCGGAAATTGATTATTGGCTTGGAGAAACTTTTGAACAAGATGTTCGCAACAACGGTCTTCATAATTCTTCTAGTGTTGGGATTATTGTTGCACTCAATTCTGGTTCTTACGCGCCTTCGAAAATGCAAGGCCAGGCTTCTCGCGAAGCGGTGGCCGGCTGGTTTATCGGTCAGGATCTCGGTGTAAGCGGCAGCTTCGTGGCAGAAAATAAGCAAAAGCTTTTCCGCCTCAAAGGCCGCGGCCACGGCGAATGGCTACACAAGAACGTAAAAGTTTCGATCGAAAGAATTAGACAGTCTAATAACTCTTCTACAGAATACGGTACATTCTCTGTAGTTTTGAGAAGCTTGTATGATACAGACAATAATGTGCAGGTAGTCGAAAGATTTGATAACTGTAACTTAAATCCATCTTCACCAAGCTTTATTGCTAGAAAAATTGGGGATGTATACACCACATGGGATGAGAGCAACAAGAGATTAAGAAAGGTTGGCGATTATCCCAACAAGTCCAAGTATGTGTATGCCGAAATGAATTCGGATGTAGAGGCCGGCGCCTCTGACGCTACGCTGCTGCCCTTTGGGTATCAGGGTCCTCCCATTTTAGCGCCTAGAATAGACTGGAAGGCGAACGATCCGGGTGCACCTGGCAATGCTCTCCCGGCCGCCACAGCTAGCTGGGCGAGCTTTGGGATAAGCGGCGACGGGCATGGC